CTCTAAATCTATATTTTTTAAAATAGCTTTACCTAACTCTACCTGGGCAAATTTAAGACTGTCTTTAAAGTTATCTAAATTATTTCTTAATCCACCAGTAGCCGCTATGACCGCAGGTAATGTTTGCAAAGCACCAACCAAACGCATATTAAAATCTTCGGCAGCAATGCCAGTTGCCCTTACCTTTTCTATATTTCTTGTACCAAATGCTTTTTCTAATGCATCACCAATCAAAGGAACATTCTCCTGTAAAATACCAAAATCCTCTTGAAGGATTCTGTTTTTACTGATCATTTGGGTTAACTGTTTTGTAACAGAGGCAAGATTTACCGCACCACCACCACTTGCAGCAATAGCAGTACCAAAACCTATTAATGTTTTTCTAGCTTCTTCGGCAGTTAAACCCACCGCTTGTAAATTAACAGATCCCCTAACCGCTTCTTCAAATCCTAATCCAGGTAATTTAGCTGCCTCTTTCAACTTTACCATTTCACCAGCAGCCGCATTAGCACCACCCATTATGCCGGACAATGCTCTTTCTAAACTATCAAAATCAGCAGCAGCATTTACGGCAGTAGCCCCGATTGCCATTAATGGAGCAGTAAAACCAAGACTGATACCACGCCCTACCGCAAGTGACTTTTGGGAGAAAGCAGTTATATTTCTGCCAATAGTCTTTAAACTCCTTTCAAATGGAGTAGCATCAGCCCTGATTTTTATACTAAGTATTCCTGCCATTATTTTATTTTTTCTCCGACACTTTTAGTTTTTATAACACCATCCATAAATTTCATCATGTCGTAGTCTTTTACAGTCAAATCTCGCTTCTTTGTTTTTCCGTCCCAATCAAATTTAATTAAATCTGTTGGTTTAAGGTTAGAAGTTTTTGACGTATGAGGCATAACACTCCAATATGCCATAAACCTGGTTTGTTCCCAGGTTCTTTTGTATTCCGAATCTTTGTTATCAAAATGACCTTTAATCTTTATTAATAATTCTCTAAAGTCAAATTGATTCATTTCATCCGGTGTCATCTGTAAATCACCCAAACACAACCTCTCTATATCCTCTACCTCTAAAACTTTTGTATTTGGGTCACTTATTTTTTTTCGTTTGATTTTTCACCTCCCATACTTTCTGATAACAATTCACTAAATTTATTAACCATATTATAATCGTCAATAAGTTCAGCAAATGTTTCCAAAGTAAATGGATTTGGTATGGCTTCTCTTTTGTAGCCATTTTGTACACCTAAATACAACACCTCATACAATAAAGTTAAATCGTCTTCAAGTGCTTTAGAAAATTCAGAAAATTTAATTTTTTTCTGTTTAAGAAACAGCGACAAAGCATAACCACCAATTTTAAATGGTATGTCTTTGTCTTCAATTTTTACATGATTTACCGAGGTCATAAAAATAATTTAAAAAGTTTAAGGCTAAAGGGAGCAAGACTTTCCTGCCCCCAAATAGCCTCGTGTAAATATTATGCGCCAGTTGTTTGAACTGCTTCGTTAGAAAATTGACTTGTACCAGCAGAGTTTATTGCGGCAACCCTAAAAGTATATGATGTTGCAGCAGTAAGCTCACCAATACCTGTTGTAAACTGTTGACTTGTAAAAGTTCCTGCAAAAGTTTGATAATCATTAACAGTACCAGAAGTAAGTCTGTATTGAATATTGTAATTAGTTAATGCAGGAAAACCTACTTGCGAAGGAGCAGTCCAATTTAATTGTATTCTTTGTCCTGTAACTAATGCCGTTGCAACCAAGTTTGTTGGAGCAGCTAATACAGAATTTGTTACTTTAGTTACAGCACCATTAATTCTTAAAGAAGCTGAAGCTGTTACGTTTTCTTGATTAGCTGAATTAAGGGACAAACTCTCAATAAACGCAGTAAAAGTGTAAATAGAATCACCAAGAACATCTGTAGTATAAGTACAAACTATTGCTGATCCGTTATTCCAGCTATCAAATAAAGTATTGAATTTTACGTTTGCACTTGTATCACCTACATCGGCAAATAATAATTCAGTAGAAAAAGTTGCAGATTTTTGACCTGGTGCAACTTCAACCCAAGCAGACGTATTGTCTTTGTGTGCGATTTCTCGCATAGCCCTTGTTAAATCTAATGTATCAGACGTTGAATATGCTACTGCAACATCACCTACATACAAACGCAACAAAGAACCATTGATTATTCCTGTAGTTGGCATGATTATTTTATTTTAGTTTTGTTTTTAATTGGTTTGTCTTCTAAATCAAATTCTTCTTCTTGCTCCTCTTGCATTGAATATAATTCACTTTCTGGAACAATAATTGGAACATAAACCATTTCTTTTTCAGGTTCTTGCTCTCGTTGTGGATATACCTCAACATTTTGACCATGATATTCTTCTGCAATACCTAAATTAATAAGCTGATTTGCTTTTGCACTTAATACATCACAAACATTACCTGCAATAAAACTATCATAACTCTTAATGAATATTATTCTCATACATTATTGATTTTAAACATATAATCTTGTACCATCCAATATATTTTATCCTCCATAATAGGATCTCCAGTAGCCTCGTCCTCAAATAATACCCAATCAACTTTAAAATTAGCATAAGTCCCTCTTTTATTATCAAGTGCAATTCTCAATGCATCACCAATATTTTGAGTAGTATCGTAATTATCTGAATAAATAAAAAAATTAACTTTAAACTCGTCTTTGGGGCTAACTAAATTTTTAACTCTAGTTGGATTAGTATTTACTTTTACATAAGTTATATAAGGATAAGACACATTACTTGGTGCTTCTTCCGGATATATTTTTGTTCCTACTAAATTTACTAAATTACCATTAGCAGCAACCATCGCAAAAATAACTTTACCAATATTCATTACGTTCTAGTATAAGTTAATCCAGCATTTCTTGTTTCTCTTTCAATGATTTTTTCTGCACCATTGATTATAATATCTCCTGTTCTTTTTTCCGCTTTAATAAAGCCTTGCAATAAAGCTTTGTTTCTAAATTCATTTGCACCACCAAATACAAAATTTGCGTAATAAGCATCTGATTTATTTATGCCGTCAAATGGGCCTTTGTCCATTTTAGTTGGATACTGTTTTAATGGGCCAATTACAATAGTGTCCTGCCTTCTTAATCTGGGTTTAAAAGGATTTAATACTTTTACACTATTTCGTAAATGACCCGCCTTGTAGGTAACTTTAATCCTTCTACTAGATTTTTTACTTTGAATATATCTGTAGTGTTCTGGAAACCTATAAATTGGTATTTGTGGCTTAATAGCATCAACCATTGGTTTAGAAGCGTTAGTAATAATACTAACCTTATTTTGTTCCCAATCTCTCATTGCATTAGTTCTTAAATGTTCTAATGCTTTCATTACATCTTTGTCATAAATCTGCAAATTCATTGCATATTCTCTACTAACAAATTTACCACCTTGTTCAGCTAATCTTTGTTCGTTTCTTGCTCTTGCATAAGCAACTCCTCTTTCCGTATGTACAAATGATGCAGGTCTTCTTGGCATTTAAATTATTTTATGCAAATATAAGCTATAAATAACTTAATTGCAGTTTTAAACGTGCGCCCATATTTCAGGGCACAAATGTTTTTAAGCTACTGTTAAAGTCAATGCAGTAGCGTTAAACTTAACTTCATCTCCCGTTGCAATGGTTTTAGGTGCAGCCAATAAACCTGCAAATAACATATTTCCACCTGTGATTGTATCAAACACTGCCACGTGTGTAGCCGTTGCGCCCGATGCTGCACTTGATGTAATGGTAATCGCTGCCGTGTTTGTCAATGTCCCTGCGCCACCTGTTCCCCGTGTCCATCCACCTGCTGCCACGGCAACGCGTGTGTACAATGCACCTGTGGCAGAGCCTGCGTCAGTTGGGTCTTGTGAATATAATTGGACAAAGGTAGAAGTGGGAGCGGAGGCGAAGGCAGAGCCGTTTATCCACCCTGTGATTTGGTCTTCTAAATAATTTGAAAATGCCATGATATTTTTTTTTTGTTGTTTAATTTAATTCTGGTTGAATAACGTCAAATGTCTCAGGAATGCCGAGAATTTGACTTTCGTCGCAAAATGTAATATACCAAAATGGAGGCACATTCAAGGCAGCGTGCTGAACGTCAACTGCTTGCAAGGTTGTTCCACCTGGCTTTGGTAAGTCTTCATTGATTCGACAAATGTCCTGCGCGTGCAAGGCATCAGCCTCATTGGTGTATTTGTAGCCGTTAATAGATGCCATAATGTATGTTTATGTTATTTGAAATATTAGTCCTTTCATCTGATTTATCAGAACTGTAAATTATTATTTCTTGCAAATCTCCAGCATAATTATAATTACTACCGTAGTTTGCAATACCAGCAGCAACAAAATTGTTAGCTGACACTACATTATTATATGAATTATTTGAGTTATTAAACTGACCAACAGCTTGATTTGTATTTCTACGATTTAAATAACATAAATGTTGCGATAATCTACCTGTTAATTCTGATGTCGTGTTATTTAAACTTTTAACTATTACAGATTGAGCGCCTGCGTATAAATTAGGACAACCTGCATTATCTACATCATCACCTGCATAGCTTGGGGATCCTAATCCACCTGATAAAATAATAGCCGTTTGATTTAAGGGAGTTTTTCTACTAACCCACAAAATCGTAAAATTACTTAAAGTTATTTGGTTAAAATTCATTAACACCGTACTGCCACCAACAAAATTAATTCCAGGTTTTAAATTAATAAAATTTATAAACCCCGAATTTACTATACTTGGCTGACTTGCTTGCGTTGTTTGTGTTGCGTTCCTTGCACTCCCACTTTGGTCATACCACGTGGTTACAAATACATTTTGATTACTTCCACCTGCATTCCAAAAAGTACTAAATGTAACTTGCTGTCCAATACTAAGCCCACTTGTTCCAACGGCAGTAACTGTAACCGTGCTACTTGCGCTTATCGTACTATTTACATCAAAAGAAACATCACCTTCTGCACCGCTTATACTTGCCCTCACCCTTACTGCACTCCCTGTGTATGCCGTTCTTAACTTGCGCAAAGAATAAGCCGCTGCCGCATTTGGATATAAATCAAGTAACAAGGAAGCCGCCGCCTGCACCGTCAAATCTGCCGTTGTTGTCCCTGTGGCTAACAAGGAGGCTTGCGGCAACTTGCTAATCAATGCCGATGCGTTTACATTTGCCGACGTTAACAAGGAGGCTTGCGCCTTTTGAACAAAGGAAATATCACCGCTTAATAAACCATTGGCGTTTAAACTTGATGCAACCTTTTGAACAAAGTTAATGTCAGCGGAAACAGAGCCAAATGCGTTTAACGATGCTTGATATTTAATAACACGCATCAAGGCAGCCGATAGGCTACTTTGTGCCAATAGAGAAGCGGAGCAGAAAATAGACCCTGCATATATAGACGTATAGGATGAACGCCAAACACAGACACAAATCATAAATCGTCTATCGTCACTATACTCAACTTTTTCTACCTGATATAATTCGTTTCTATAAACAAATCTTGAATTAACATTTACAAGTATATTGTATCTTAAAGTTATATTTATTTTTTGTTGATTTGACAATTTGTCTGCATCTTCTTCCTCAAAACCTGTTTTATATTCTATTTTTGACCAATAAATACCTATATCACTATAAATTTCACTTTGAAATCCACTATCTGATTGAGTTATAATTCTATTTTGCAGAATTACTCTTTCCCTCATTTTGCCAACAATCTCACTTTTATTATACCCAATCATATTTATACCTATTTAGCATTATGTCAGTAGCTGTTGGCATTTTATGTACTGCATCACCTCTATTATCATACATAGATGCAACTAATTTTAAAATTGCAATTCTAATGTCTGATGGACAATCTGTAGCGTTTATTCCGTAACCAGCAGTATATGTAATCGTCACATCATTTAATGATAAATAAGTGTCTGGAAAATCCTGATCTACCGCTTCTCCGATAATACCTTTATAGGTATCTACTTCGTATAAACTAGGTGACAATGTTTGCAATATACCATTTTCATCTAAATAAGTAATTGACGTAACGCCAACACAAGGGTAAACTAACAATTTAATTACGTTTTCATAATCAGTAGCTACTTTGTAACTTGAAGGAAAACGCTCTAATCTTTGTACAATAGTTTTGGTAAGCGTAGATATATTTTGCCTAGATTCTACCGCTTGTCTGGCAGCTTTTAGCATTGTGGCAATAAGAGCATCATCAGTTGAATCATCAACTTTCAAATAATTTTTAACTTCCGCAGAAGTCCATAATTCATTTGTTTGATCAACTGTTACTCTCCAGGGTTTCATCTTTTAATTGCCTTTTTGGGTTTAGAATTAATTTTGGTTTCAATTAAAACTGCATTTTCTTCTACAGTAACTTTACTTTCAAAAGATTCTGCTATACCTGCTTTTATTAATTCATTTGCCGTAACGTCATTTAATTCAGCCACATCCCCCTGAAAATATCCAAGGGAATGTGGTGAACCAGATGGCGATTTAATAAACCGCACTCTCATATTATGGGTTTTTAGCTACAAAGTACGCAGTATATTTTGTTGACTGCGTACCAACACCAGTTAACACTAATCTATATTTAGTTCCACCAATATAAGCATCTTCATTAGATTGCACTAAACCATTTACGTTTAATGTGTCCATAGTTGCGACGTTGGTATAATCGGTAGAACTAGCCGCCTGCAATACAGTAGGCAAAATATAAGTAGTGCCTGACAAATTAGTAGCTACTACGCTCCAATAACCACTCCACGGACTAAGTAAACTTACCGGAATAGTTATTGTGTCTATTTCAGTGTTAGTAATTGTGTCACTTACTGAATAGCTATAAAACGTACTAGACGCATCATCGTAATTAGCATCTAAAGTTTTGCTTCGGTCGTTTTTAAATGCCGTCAAACCAATGGCAGCAAAAACAAACAAACCAATTAAAATATTCTTCATTTTATTAAGATTTATATGCCAGTAATATCTGCATCTTTAATTGCAGCAAATGATTGAGCATGACGAACAGCAGCATCCCACCATGAGTTAACAACAATGGTAACTAAAGCATTTTTGGAAGATGAATATGGATCAATAACCACATCTAAACCAGCCCATTGACCAATAAGCAATTCTGCAAAGTTTCCGAAAATTACTGAATGCAAATTAGTGCCACCGCCTTTAGTTAAATTGTTTGGAACCTGTGTTGACACATAAGCTCTATACCCATTTAACAAATCAGTTCTAATGCCTTGCTGACCTACAGGAGGCGCACCATCTGACCAAACAAATTGAGCCGTACCAGATGCTTTTTCAGTATTTTTTAAAAATCCTCTTACTCCAGGAGTAGTAAGGTATGCTAAAGTACCAAAATCAGCATTATCTGTAGCTAAAGCAGTTTCCAAGTCAATAATGTGCTTGTAAGTAAGCGGACCGCCATCAGTGCCAATAGCCACTGAACCAATTCCAGCAGTATTTAAAATACCGTAAAATGGTTGCGTAGAATTATCACCATTAATTAAAGCATAGTCCAATGCTCTATTAATTGCTTCACTTAAACGATTCCTTACAAAGTTTTCCACGTCAATAGACGATTGAACCAATAACTGTTTAGAAATATCAGTGAATGCACCCAAACGATTTGGTGACATACTGATTTTATCAAACGTTGGACTAGTTTCGTCGTTTGCAGAATTTTCAGTTTCCCAAACCGCTGTAGCCGCAGCATCATTTCTAGGAAAATCCAAGTTACCGGTTAATCCAGTAAGCAAAGTAGCACCTGCCTGAATAACCGCTAATCTAGGATCAAGAAAAGGAATCAAGTCACCTAAAATAGTGGGTACAGTGTTACCACCACCAGGCGCGGAGCTTACAGTCATGTCCCTCTTTTCACTCCTAACAAACATTTTAGGAACGTAAAGATTTCCAGATGCTGAAATTCCTGCCTGTTTAAATTCTCTTTCAGCTTCCTGGTGCATTTCAAGCTCCAAGCCGTCTAAGTTTTTATTATTGGCTACCAAATTAGCGGCTCTAAGAAAAGAATAGTTTTTCTTTACTCTTTGCTCGTCGCTAACTTTGTTTTCATTACCCTTAGCCGCAGGAGTAGCCATTCTTTTGGCTTCGGCTTCTAACATCAAATGATTTTCAATATCATTTTCAAGATTAGTCACCTCATTCCGAATGTTGGTTAATTTCGACCTTTGTTCATCGTTGGCGTTCGCCCCTAATGTTTCAATGGCAGAAATTAAAGATCGCATTTCTTCTATTTTAGCGGAACGCGACTGCTTTAATTCATCAGATTTTAACATACTAATATTTTTTTAAATTGTTCAAAAATTCAACAAACTCATTGAAATTGCATTCCGCTTTTTCATTTTGCTGAATATGTCTTTCCATATTTCTTGCGGCAACCATTGTATTTGGGTTAGCAGGATATGTTACCGGTGAAACATCATATACTTTGTCAATTTTCTTAATTGTTCTTTTCCATCTACCATCCCTCATTTCCCAAGAATCCCCATTTTCTTTTAATGAGAATGCAAAAGATGATTGATAAACATCACCTCTCCTAATTAATGTCATAACGTCATTTGCAGCATTAGTTTCTGGTGGGTCAATAGTATATTTTAATTTATTGCCTTCTCTTTTGATTTGCAAAGTATTATTTCTAACCCTTCCAAGAACAATATTTTGGTCATGATTAAATAAAGCAGCTGCCTCACTAAAATCAGCATCATTAAAAGCATCCATATCAATTTCTTCGTCAAAATTACCCATATCATAAGGGCTATCCATTGATGACGCAGTGCCTTCTATTTTTCTTTCTTCTACGGCAGCAAATTCTATATTAAAATACCTTGTTTCCATATATTATTGTTGTTGAACATTATTTTGTTGACCTTCAACAGGAACTTCTCTACTATTTGATGCTAATGGCATACCAAACTTATCTCCACCTTCATAAGGATTAAATCCTTCCAGATTTCTAATTTCATTAGGTGCAATAGCCCGAATATTATAAAGTTTAGTGTAAAATTCTGCTCTAGCCATAACATCACCTCTATACAACTCATCTAAATCTAATTTAACGTAATATTTTCCCCAATCTTTTTGAGGAAATAATTTCGTATTAAATTCATTTTCAATACGCTTAGTCCATGCTCTTAAAGTATATTGAACAAATATCCTGTTTAATATCTCAATATTTGTAGTGGAAATATTGTTGTTCCCTAAAAGCAAAAAGCCTGGAACTCCAGTAAGATTAGATATATCCTCAATAGTTAACTTTCTTGCGTCAATATCTGCTGCCTCTAATTTAGAAGCTATAGGTTTAAATTTAAAACCAGCTTGTAAAAATGCTACACCTTGCTGATTATTAGGCCCTGAATGTTTATCAGCCCAAGACTTTTTAATTACGTTTAATTGATCCTCATTAAGAATTAAATCGGTTTCAACTGTTCCACTAAGGTTTGTCCCTTTAGCATAAATATCATTTCCATAATCAATTTCGTGTAATGCTCTTGATAAAGTAGTTTTACCAGCCTCAATAAGACTTTTACCCCAATAACCATTCTCACTAAACGATTTAATGTGTAAAACTTCAGAAGAACTATAGATTTCGTTATTATTTTCTAGTTTATAGTAAAATTCATCATTTATTTTATACATTTCCCATGGAACATCAACCAAATGCAAATCAATTACAGTTCCTGCCTGATTTCTATTAGGTATAATAAGAACATTTCCACTTTTTGTTGACATTGAACCATTAACCGCTTGCCTTACTATGGCTTCTCTAAAACTAAATGTATCGTACTTACTTGAAGGCCTATATTTAATTAAAGAATACAATGGATGATTAATAGCCTCAACTACATTTCCATCAGCTTTAGTTTCATATATTGAAAATGGCAAAGCAGCTATTTGCTCCGATAAAATAGATAGTGCCCTAAAATAAGCCGGTATAGACAAAGATGTTTCATGACTAACCCTTCTTTGATTAGTACCAAACAATTCCTGGTATAATTTCCAATCTTTAGCAGGCCCTAAATTGGATATTCTACTTCTTTTAATGAATTTTACAATTTTATTTAAAAATTCCATAATGCAAAGATGAATATATTAATTTTATTAAGCAAATAAAATTTTTAGCCAATAATTAGGTTAAAATCCAAATTAATTTTATTTTTTGGGTCAATAGCTTCACCAATAGCCATTGCAGCTGCAACCATGCCGTCAATTTTCTCATTAGACTTTCTTTTGTCAAACTTTACTAATCCAGTAGAGTTTATTATTAACGCCACATTTGATAACATCCACTTTGCTACCGGATCGCCATCATGAAATACTTTTTTACCAGTTATCATTTTTTCAAATTCACAAATAGGCGTATTCATTTCGGGAAAACTTTGCGGAAACGGTCTTACATTAACTCCCCTTTCTTGTAATGAAATAACAACATGGGTTGCTCTCCACGGGTCGTAAGCAAGACTTCTTATGTTGTATTTTTGAAATAAAAGGTATATATCGTTAATAATAGCATCATTATCTACAATATTGCCATTTGTTACCTTTATACTTCCATTTAACGCCCAATCCATATAAGGAACTCCATCCCTAAGACTTCTTTCCTTTACGTTTTCTTCAGGAATCCAGTATTTCCATATAACAAAAGCTGGTTTACCGTCAAATTCTGGAAAAAACAAACAAAAAGCACTAATATCTATAGTTTGAGCCAAGTCTAACCCACCAAATGCCGGTCTGTTTAATAAAAAATCATCTTTAATCTTCATTTCACATTCATTCCACATATTTTCATTAATCCATGTAGCGTGAGTATTAGTCCAGTAGTTAAGATTCTTAGTCATAAAGCCAATTTGCTTGGCTGCACCCTCATTTATGGCTTTTGTGTATTGATCCTGCAAATAACCCATACCAATAGTGACATTCATAGATGGATTAGATTTTACCCATACTTCACTATTTTGCCAATCATCATCTTCATCTAAAGAAAATATTAGTGGAAATACTGCATCATCATGTTTATGGCCCTTAATAATATCTAAGCAAACTTTACGCAACTGATAACAAGGACTTTCTTTATTAAATCCTGCTGTAGTAGTAATTAAAATTAAAGGTTGACTTCTACTACCAATACCACTTTCCATAATTTCAAGTACCGATGAATCCGGATGTGCGTGAAATTCATCAACTATAGCTACATGAGGATTTAATCCATCTAAAGTTTTAGCGTCAGAAGATACAGGAATCATTTTAGAATTTGAACCTGTAGAGTAAATTGAGTGCGCTCTAACCTGAACCATCTTGTTTACTGCCGAACTATCTTTCTTTAAATAATCCAAAATGACTTTTGCAGCATCCCAACATATACGAGCCTGATCTCTGGTAGTTGCAGCCGTGTAAATTTCAGCTCCCTTTTCTTGATCAAGAATAAAACACGCAACCGCAGTAAGGGCAGCTGTTTCGGTTTTAGCGTTTTTTCTTGATATTTCTAAGTAAACCTTCCTAAATCTACGTTTTTTATCAATTTTACGCTTCCACCCAAATATCATAGCCCAAAAGAACTCTTGCCAGGGCATGACATTCACATTCATAGCTGCATACTCACCTTTCGTCAATCTACACACCTTCATAAAGGAAATATAGGTTTCAGCTGCCTTTTGGTCGTAATAATAAGGATAATTAGCACTTTCGGACTTTTTTAAGTCGCCATAGTGTCTTTGTATGGCTAATCTAGCATATTCGCCTATCAATTCTTTTTCTAAATCAAACATTAGGCGTTTTTAATTAGCTTCATAATAGGATCTTCTTCTTTCTTATCAGCACGATTAAAGTATTCTAGCTTCAACCTAGCCTTCGGGTCAAGTCCAAACCTATCAGACATATCATTATAAATTTCAACTGACTGTTTAAACATTGTCCACTCTGGTGATATTTGCTGAACGCCGTTAGGATAAACCACTACACCATCATTTTTTAAAATATTATTAGCTGCGTGCTGGATAACAGTCAATAACCTTGCTAGCATATTGATAGCAATAATATCCACATTATAACTAGCACCGGCAGATTCAAGATGTTTTTTTACTAATTCAACAGTATCTTGTTCTTCATTGGTTAAATCAAATGGATTATGAGCAATTATCTGTTGTGGAGTAATTCTTTTAACCCGACTAGGCTTTAAAGTGCCTTGTAAGTCTTTCAACTTTTCTGTTTTCATTTCAATTTACTTTTTTGTTTAAAATAGCTTTAATTATATCCTCTTTGGAGGCAGGAAGATAATAACCATCAGAACTTGCCATTCTTGCCGGTAAAAAGCCTCTACCTTCCATATTACTCTTTACGTGGTGACAACGTTTACATAAAGTAAACAAGTTTCTTTCGTCGTATGGATGACCACCGTCTAAAATTCTAATAACGTGGTCGGCTATACCATTGTTGTTTCCATCGGAGCAATCTGTAAAAATGCCTTTAGCTTCGCAAACCTCACACAGCGGCTTCCTTGTTTTCTGTAAATGTCTTAGGCGTTTCCATAAAGGAGTACCGTAAAACTTATTTTCT